AGAACGCCCAGCCAGAATGTCCGACCATTACAGGTCCGTCCGACCACGGCAAACCTGTATCAGCAGCGTTGACGCTGTAAATCTTGTGGTTGTTATCCGATGCTCCAGCGAGCATGATCGCATCAGGCCGAGTGACAACGACATTTCCCTGAGCCTCTACGTTTCCAGTAGCGATCAGTCCTCCACTGATCGAGACACCTGTACTGGAGGTGGTGAGTTTCGTTGCGTTGTTGTAACGAAGTTCAACATCGCCTGCCAACTGACCATAGATCATCCAGTGATTGTTGACATCGTTGTAGATGCCCCAGTTGGAACCGCCGTCGTGCATGAATACGACACGCTGGTCGATGGAGTAACCGTCCCATGACATCGCACCGCCGACAGAGATGGAGCCGTAAGGATTACCTGTGCCTGCTACGTCATCAATGTAGTGACCGCCTACTCTCAGACGCTCACCACTCAGCGTCCCGTTAGTATGCAGGATATTGTCGGAAGCATCGTCAATTACGTACAGACTGATATCCCCAGAAGCACCTCCTTTCCAGACAATCCCCTCACCCGGATCGTTGATCTCAAGTTGGTTAACACCAGTAATGTTAAAGTTCGATCCAGAAATACCGTTGGTGAGTGTCAAGCCATCAATGCCACCTGAAGCCGTGATGGAGTTGCTGTTCATGTTCAACGTGCTTCGTGCGACGATGCCACCACTGTCGAAATCCATGTACGATGCACCGTTGTACCAGACCTCTACACCGCCAGTACCGTCGTAGATGACGAGGCCGTTTGACTGCTGGCTGTTTAGGATGCTGAAGTCGCCTGCGCTGACCGTGAAGTTCAACTGGTCATCAGCGCCTTTCAGACGAAGAATGTTCCCGTCTGTGGCATCGTTTCCGATGTCAACTCGGAAAGTGCCAGCGTTGTTCCTGCCAACCCCCAAATAGCCGTCAGCGATGTTTAGTGTCTCAGTTGCGTCGTCATAAACAAGTCCCGACGCACCGCCGAACGACCCTCCGTTGTTGTACTGAATCTGTCCGTCAGAACCCGCAGGGCTTGCTGCTGCGGTAAACTCAACAATACTCCCGCTACTATCTTTATAGAAAAGCTTGCCATCAGCATAGTTGATAGCAAGCTCTCCATACTCTAAAGATGAAGGGACATTCGTAGAGGTTCCAGAATTTTTTAACTTAATAGTGTTAGCCACCTAGACCTCCTTAGAATGTTCCTCCGTCAAAAGTGACACCATCAATAGTACCACCATCAATGTTGACGTTTGTTGAAGCTTGCGTAGCCATTGTACCAAGTCCAAGAGTGGTGCGTGCAGTTGAAGCATCAGTATCATCAATCAAAGAGCGACCAAAGGAAGTCAAGGTCGCAACAGCAGCAGTATCTGCTGCCGTAAAGTAAATCATTCTATCAGCAACAGTCGTCAATCCAGCAATAGCAGCAAGAGTTGCATCATAAGCTTGAACATTTGTACCAATAGCAAGACCCAAATTATTTCTAGCATTTAATGCATCAGTGGCACCAGTACCGCCGTAAGCAACACCAACAGCAGTACCCTGCCAGACACCCGTGCCAATAGTCCCGACCGAAGTCAAACTGGAACCAGTAATCCCAGAACCAAGCTCACCACCATCAAGAACCTTAGTGCCATCAATCTTATATTCTTTACCAGAAGCAAGATCCATATGCTCTGAAGAAGTCCAAGAATCAGTCGTGTTTACCCAGTTAAAGGTATGGTTTGTTGTACCAAGAAGTGTAATACCACCACCATCAGCAGATGCATCAGATGGGCTAGCAACATTAGCAAGAATGACGTTCTTATCTTCAACATTAAGAGTTGCAGCATCAATAGTTACAGTTGCACCACTTACAGTCAAGTCACCAGTGACCGTAAGGTTACGTCCAACAGTCAAGTCCTGAACAATGGAAACATCATCCGGCAAAGTAAGAGTGATATCACCAGTAGAAGCATCAGCAGTGATTCTGTTAGTCGTTCCGGTAATAGAAGTGACACCAGAGTTTGTGATAGTTGCAGTTGAACCTTCACCAGCAGTGTGAGAAACCGAGATGCCTGTACCGGCAGAAACATCAGCCATATAGTTGCCGGTAGTGTCAGTACCCAAAGCAACCGAGTCAGCAGCAATAGTGGCAGTAAGAGTAGCATTACCAAGATTCGTAACAGTTGCACTACCACTTAAATCACCTGCAAGCGTTAGGGTAAAATCATCAACATTCAAAGCAAGCGTGCCAGCAGTATCATCATAAGTCGCCGCAATGCCAGAGTGAGTTGCACCAGTAATCATTGTAGAAGCAGTATCTTCAATGTATTCTTGCAAGCCTGTCACAGCAGAAGTTGCAATAGCGATATTCGTATCAGAAGCAGCAGTCAAACGACCTTGACCATCAACAGTAAACGTAGGAACAGTAGAGGCAGAACCGTAACTAGCCGCAGTAACAGCGGTATCATCAAGATCAATAGTAATTTGATTATTAGAAACAGTAGTAGTGATACCAGTATCACCAGCAAAAGTTAAAGTATCAGTACCCACAACAACATCGTCATTAACTCCGCTATCGGCAGCGACAGTCAAAGTACCACCAACACCTGCGACAGCACTATCGACATAAGCAGTTGTTGCTACCGATGTTGAATTATCGCTTTGCGACTTAGTTGCAGCAGTTGCAGAAGAACCAAGAGCGACACTGCCACTAAAAGTTTTACCACCAGCAATGGTTTGTGTAGATGACAAATCCACAAAAGCACCAGTACCGCCAATAGAAATAACAGTGTTAGCATCACCATTGACATCAGTACCAGTACCATAGTACAAAGTATTATCTACTTCGTTAAATGCTAATTCAGCATTTTTAAGCGTAGATGGAGCGCCTGAATCACCAGTTGCCCTCCTTTTAATTCGAATTGTATTCGACATTAGTAATTACCTCCATTTATAAACATCCCAGTCGTTGGATGTCTGTGATCAGCCCTTGCTGCTAGCAAACTAGTTCCGGCAGAACCAGTGTTTGACATCTCAAGAGGAGTATCATCTGACAACTGAGTTGCTGAATCAAAAGTTATCGTGGCAGGAGCAGCTTGCAGAACAGTTGCCTCAGCAGAAGTGAAAGAAACAGAAGTTGCCTGAGCAGGGGTGAAACTTACAGCAGTTGACTGAGTATCAGAATATTGAATAGTAGAAACCTGTGTCGAACCTACAGAAACATCAGTTGACTCGCCTTGAGATACAGCAAGAGTGCTGCTGTCACTACCAGTAATAGACAGACCCGTTGAATCAGAAGAAACCACCCTGAGAGTAGTTGACTCTGATGGTTGAATTCTTACAGTAGTTACTTGCGCTGTCATCTGGTGACCTCAGCAGTAACGGTTACTGAACCGGACATAATAGTCAAGACAGTAGAGCCATTAGTCTCCTGAAGATCGTACACATATGAACCGGCTGCAATGTTTGCAGACTGCGAAGGCGTTAAGCTGAATCTCATTTGCCCTTCAGTGCCAGAAATTATCTCTGTATTAAAAGAAGCAGTCACTTCAGATGATGAAGCAAATGGTCTAATCTGACCAGAGTAAGTTCTGCCACTAATATTAATAGCGGTATTACTTGAATCAGTCAAAGTGACATCGTGAGTGTAAGTATCCCCTTGATAAATAGAAATATTTCTTTCAGCAGCCATTCACATACCTCAATTAAATTATATCAGCGATTAGCCTATAGCATAAACAGCAACTTCTGATGCAGCGGTAATAACTTCAATAGTGTTATAGTCGCCCGGAATATGAATATAGTCATGCACATGACCAGAAGCATCAGGAATCATAACCGAATGCTTACCATTCAACTTAACTTCAATCCAATTATTAGTATCAACATTAACAATGTAAATAGCATAGGTATGATGAGCAATAGTCTGCTCACCATCAGAAGTAGTTAAACTCGTATTCGAATATACAATATGTCCGTCAATCATTATTTCCTCCATTATCTTGATTTTCGCCTCTTTCGGCTTGATCGCCGGATTCTCTAGGGTCACTAGAACCACCCGGCGAGTCTGCTCTAGCATTACGTGGCACAGCAGACTCATTATTCGTATTACCCTCAGGAGCACCCGGACCACGCCCAGATCCCTGTTGCATCTTTAATTTTGTCGGATACGGCAACGGCTCATCAGCGTCACCACGCTCCGGCATACCCAAATCATTACGGACTTCATTCGGCGTAATAACTTCGGTACGAAGATACCTGTCATGAATCCTAGACTGAATATCCTCATCAACCAAGTCAATGCGCTCAAACTTGATATGAACCAAATCTGTGAACTCAGCGATAAGTCTGTTAAGCTTCTTCTCAACCACAGATTGATCCGGCCCAATAACCTGAGTCTTGAACGTCTTGTCAGCATCTCTAGAAACCGCAAGGTTAGCATTATCATAAACACCTACCTTCGGGGCGGGAACCCGATTAGCAACAAGAATCTCATCCCGATTAGCCTTGCGGTACTTGTCAAAAGAAGCATCCTGAATACCGGCCTCAAGCTTTTCAAACTTGATATCAGTATCACCACCAAGCGATGCTGGCAGCGGAACAATCAAAGTTCCATGATTGCGACCCTTAACTTCCTGACGGAAATAATTGACAAGCTCCTGCTTTGAACGATTGCTAAGTTTTGCACCCTTAACAATAATCGCATAGCGAGGAATAGCCTTATTTTCAAAGTAATCAATATTGTACTCTTTAGCAAACTTATCACCAATAATTGCAGCAGCAGCCGACACACTTGATGGAATACCATAATAAGTGTTGTTTGGTGAATAAGTTTTAAAGTGAATTACTTCGTTAGGGTTAGGGTCCGAATTAATCGGATCGTCAGTTTCTGTGTCCTGAAAATTTCTAAAGAACACAGCTTGAATCTTGTTGCTCTTAGCTATTTGAACAAACCCATCACGATGACGACGAACCCGCATCAGCGTCGAAGGTATATGACCAATATAACCGATTTCACCAGAATTATTTCTACCAATTTCAAGATAGCCATTACCAGTAGTTAAAACATCTAGCCAGACCCTTGTAATGGTCTCCATAAAAGTTTCTTCTTCATTAAAGTTTTCAAACTTTTGCTCAAGATCTTGACGGACATCCTGAATGGCTTTCCTAACCCGACTAAGCCTTTCAGGATTACCGTTAGCCTTCTCAAGCCTTCTCTTAGATTTCAAAGTCTCTGGGAACGAGTATCCCAGACCAACAGTATTCATCACTCTTGCATTGACAGCTGCATTATGAATTGCGCTTGAGTCATACAAGTCAGCAAGAGTTTCCAAATCATAAGGAGGGGTTACAACATCGTATAAAGAATATCCGTCTAGCTCTTCAGGATCAATGTACTTAGTACCAACACCTTCGACACCCTCATATTTCTTCGCAAGACGAGTAGCCTTGCGCTTCATTCTGGGGGACAGAGAAGTGTAGCGAACCTTTTTAAACGGGTCGTCACTATCTGTCTTCTTTACAACTTGAAAATAATTAATATCATCCAGATACTCTTCAGCATCTGAATCTTCCATGTGAGTCATTTCCCCTCTCATCGACCTCTCCTATTAAGCTCTTTTCTAACCGCAGCTTCAATAATATCCTCATACGGATCAGGATTTAAACCTGCTGCAAGACGTTCTGCTTGATCGTCTTTTTCAGAAGCAGTCACCTTTCTAGCTCCACCCACCCAAGACACATAGCCTTCTTCACTACCCGTCCAGTATTTTGCAGCAGCAGCAACTTGCTTCTCCACATTTTTATCATTCATTAAACCTTCAGCACAAAGAACACCATCGCCATCTGACAGAGGGCGACCATCCGGCATAATCCAAATGCATACCCCATACGCCCTTTCAGGGACGTAGAGTTGCTTGTTCTTCACAAAATCATCAATCATCTTAGACATTCTACACCAGTCAGTGTTCAAAAGCATCAAGAAACGACAAAAAGCGTACCACTTGGGCACGCTTTTCGCCAGTTACTTTAAGTCCAAGTCACCTAATTGGGCAAGCACCGCCCTCACACTCAAGATCCTCAAGAGCATACTCGTTTACAACATCAACAAAGTCAATATTCTTAATCTTACCCTTTAGACGATCATACTCTGATTTATCGATCTCTTCGTAAGGAGCAAGAGCAAACCCATGATCACTATGCAAAAGGAACGATACAGACTTAAGACGATTCTTGTAATTCTTCTTCATCCACTCTTGAATTTCAGGCAACTCTTCTTTACGGTAGTAGACCGTAACAGACACGTTATTATCAGCCCATTCAGACTGAGCCTTTGCAACCCACTCTAACTGTTCAACCGCAGTTAAATCTTTTGCAAGAGTTGCATGCTCTGGTGTTTCACAGGGGAAAGATACAACACACACAGTGTGGTTTTCTTTACCATCAAGACCAACATCGTACTGAACGTCATAACCTTTATCACGACAGTAATTCACAAGAGGGTCACCGCTACCCATACGAACCCTGCGAATGTAGTATCGTGAGTAAGCAGGATGAATGCCGGGAGTTACCCCTGCTAGCAGACTCAGAGTCCCTGAAGGCTTAACGGTTGTTAATTTAATTGACTTATTAATACCAAGGGACTCAGACCACTCAGCATCAAATTCACGCAATTGAGTATAACACTCATCAACCCAAGACAACTGCTCATCTGTTGACTGAAGCCAGCCGGTAATACCTTGACCCAAACGACGATTGCGAGAAATCACAGCCTGTGACTTAGCATAAGGATATGAAAGAGTTGTAATAGCTTTCTGCGTCTTATAAAGAAGACGACTAAGATCCATCAACTCTTCTTTACTCTCAATGTTAGGCAAGAAGATTTCTGCAAGATTACAAGGCTCTCCATCTTCAAGACCAATCTCACCGCAAGGATTAGTACCAATCACCTTGCTGTCATTAATCTTTTCACCAGTACGACCAGTCTTACGAATAAGCTCACGATTAATAAGTCCGTAAGGTTCACCTGAGCCATCATACCCCTTCCAGAATTCATCAATGATTTCGTCATACGAGTCAGCAAAGATTGAATTGTTAGAGTTACCACGCCATGCAGGAATATCACCCTTAGCCCAATTCTTTGCACGCAAATACAAGAAATCGTCAGGAT